AGAAAATTCTTAAAATTTTTTCTTAAAAACTCTTGACTTTAATTAGCTGGTCTTTATATCTGTATTTGTTGCTTGAGCTTGCATTTTTGGAATCTCTTCGCCTGTCTTTATCTCCGAATACCTCACATCAAAGGTAATATGCAGCACGTTATCCACGATAGTTGCCTGCAGGTTCTGAACCCGGAAGGTTCCCACCAGGTCGAAAGCCCGTAGCAGGTTCACTTGTACCGCCTGGCAGTCGGATTTGACCTCGTTTTTCCCCTTATCGCTGAAATAGGCCACATCAAAGGAAACGGTGCTGTTGTATTTGTTGGCGAGCCTCTTGCCATAGCTTTGTTCAATGACGGTTACCAAAAAAGAGGGTGTTTTGAAGTTTTGAGGAATGTCTTCATCGTAGATAGTAGATGAAGGATACTGTTCATGGATTTTCTGAGCAATAGCCTGCTTAATTTCACTTATCATGTTTCCTGTTCACCCTCTCCACTTCTTTTTCAAATTCTTTTGCTAAAGCCTTTTCTACTGTGTTTACTGCTTTCTCCAATATAAACTGGCCTTTTACCCAGCCAACTGTTTCACCTTTCTTGTTGACCACCCTATGACCGTAGTTCACAAAGGAACTATAATCTGCAGAATTAATCAACTCCTTTTCAACACCTTGCGAAGTTTTCTTCGTAGGCATTACATGCCAACTTCGCCGCATGAAACCGGTATCCACCGGCGTATTTCTTTTGGCATCAGCAAGGCCTATACTCACAGCTTTATCCAAAACCCTCTTGTCAATTTCAGAAATGTCACCCAGCATGGCTTTCAATTCTCTCCGGAATTTATCTATTGCGGCCTTATTTGTGCGATAGTTGCTCATGCCGTATCCACCCGTTTCACGGAAAACTCCTGGTGAGTGCTGTACGGAAAACCCTCACCTACTGTCAGGGTTACCTGCTTGCCATTCCGCTGGGTAACAACCACCTCATCACCTTCTTGAAGGTCCACATCTGGACCACAAAACAAAGTGTGAGAAGTTATCAATGTGGGCACACTGTCTTCTCCCGTGTTAACCAGTTGGCCTTTACTGTAATGGCATTTGACGTTTTCGTAAATCTTCTCCTTTTTCTGTTTTGTGAAGCCGCCCTCTACAACCTCAACCCAACGATATATATCCATTCGGTCTTTCCAAAGTCTTTGCAATACGCTCATCTTCGTAACCTCCGGAATCGCATCAAGGCCTGCTTGTCTTTTTCAGACAGGCCGTAGATAGTTTCTCTGGAAACCTCGTCAGTGTTGTAAGTTATAGAGGTATCACCCTCTTTTATTGAGGTCACGTCAAATACTGAACTACCTCCGGTCTCGGCCTCATAGTCAATGATGGTTTTGACCTTGCGGCGGATAAATGGTTCCAGTTCTGCCGGCGGCTCTTTGAGGTTGCAGTAGTTCAGACACTCCTGAATAATGTCAGTTATGATTAGGTCCTTGCTATCATCCTCAATTTTGAGGTTACTCTTTACTTTTGTAAGCATTTCTTCAATGGACATATACTCACCCCTTTTAGGGTAGAAAAGAGGGAGAAGGCCGCTATTTAGCAGCCTTCTTCTCATCCTTTTTCTTTTCCTCTTTCTTTTCCTCTTTCTCCGCATCCTTAAAGCCTTTAGCCAAGAGTTTTTCCCGTTCATGTTCCGTCGGTACGATTTTGACTACATTGAGCTTTTCAAGTTTATACATCCGGCATCACTCCTATGCTATGGCCTCTTTGATGTTTACACGAATTGCTTTAAACTGATTGTCCTTTATCCAGAGGTCGTGATATTTTCTGTAATCGATCTTCCATGCGTCAGCCTTTTGGTTTTGTTCAGGAGTAAATATCCTTATGTTATCTGTTTTAGATACAGCTATAGGCGCAGTCCTTGGACAAATAATCCAGTTGATGTTTTTAGCATCTTCAGCTGGTGTAAATCCACCTGCTTCCTGGCCTGCGGTTTTGCCATCATAGAATACATATTTTGTCTTCATTCGTGCGGAAGGCACTTTGATTATTGGGTTGTTATCAATAGCCCTCACCGAGGTTTTAATATCCCCCTGAGTGAAATCAATAACCGATAACGTTTTACTTAATTCTGTGGAATTCTCCAGTATTGCAGCGACCTGCATGTTCATGATAATGACCAGAGGAATTTCTCCGGCCACATCATATATTGCATAGACATCTTCTTTCAGCTTCTTAAGTATGTCGGTTTCTGAAGGAGTATAGCCACCAACTGCTACACCTTTTTCAATAGCCTGGCTTGCAATGCTGGAATACCTGTACGCATCGATTTCAGGAATAACCTTTGTTCTCTGGAATTCTCCCATGACATTAGCAGCAGTTGCTACAAAGTTAGTTTCATCTACATCCATGCGGTCAAGCATGAAAGTTCTGCCTCTATCTTGAGTCATAATTTTTGTTTCATATGTTAAATTTACTGACCCGTCAACAAATCCATTAGCCCTGTCATAATCTCCTAATGCATCCATGTCTATAACTGGTATTTTTACCTCATTACCACCATTGTACTTAACTAAGCCTGCATTAGCTTCCATCCATCCAGATGTAGCTTGTGCCACTACCTGCTTATCAAGTTCTTGCATAAATATTTTTGCATATTCTAATACATTAGCCATATTTTACGCTCTCCTTTCTTAAAATCCTAAATTTTGTCTGATAGTATTGGCTATTTGTTGAAGCTCTCCTCCCTCAGGATTATCTCCGGTATTATTAGGGGTATGTCCACTTAAAGGCTGCTCAAATAAGTCTTTGTAATTTTCTTTTAAAGCTGCTATTTGTTCATTTAATCCTTCTATAGTGCCATCATCTTTGATAACGAGTTTTTCTCTGTCAAACTTATTTACAAGAAGGTCCTCATATTTTGCCTTATGTTCTTTTAAAGCAAGTTTTATAGCGTTGTCTAATGTAAGATTCTTAATCTTTGTTTCATACTCTTCTTTAGCTTTTTTGTTGGCTTCTTGAAGGTCTTTTATTTGCTTAGTTAATTCTTCATTATCTTTTACTTTTTCACCAAGATCCTTTAACTGCTTATCTCTGTCTTTAAGTTGTTCCTCTAAATTCTTTTTGGCTTCATTTACTTCATCAAATCTAGCTTTAGGGATAAAGCTTTTTAAATCTTCTTTATATATAACTAGAACCTTCTCAGCTTGTTCTTCAGTTAACCCCATTTCCATTAACTGTTCTTTTGTCATTTCCATTCTCCTTTCATCTTCACTACGCTTTTTTTCGTGGTCGCTTCCACGAGTGTCCTGTTCTTTTACGTCTGCAGTACCGAAAAGACGGCATAATAAAAGCACTTGGCCTTCACCAAGTGCTTCCATAGATATAAAAACACCATCTATCGTTATTCATGATAGATGGTGTTTAGCCTTTCATTACTTCAATTGATTTTATTTCTTTTTCATAAATCCCAATAATGCCTTCATCATTTTCAATTGAAATACTATTGCCCTCGGGATCGGTCTCGTCCCATTCCTCTTCATCTGTAAAAGCTATTACATACCCCTCAATCTTCTGCCCGTCTGTCGTAATAACTCTTACATTTTTACCTTGATATTCACAAAGATTCATTTATTTCTCTCCTTTCTTGGTAATACAGGTACAATGTGCACGCTGTTCTTCCCATATTTTATTTGAATTCTATTAGTAGGCGTTACTGTCCCATCAATATTATGCACAACACCAATTATAGAATCTACATCCACAAATTCCTCATTTCTCCATTTCCCTTTCCTGTCTCTACTAAATACTCCAGTACCAGCATATTTTTTTATTATTTCTTTAGCTTCATCGTAAGAAATTAGTAAACTGCTTTGTTCAGTTTGACCTTTTTTAAGTCTTGATTGCTTATACTGCTCATATTGTTTGGTTCCTTCTTTATGCTTATTATAATGTTGGATACTATAATTATCAAGTCTTTCAGGATTACTCAGTATCTCTTGGCGAATAATATTGTCAGGTTGATCTATATATCTATTTTTCCATTGCTCATATGTCATATTCGCTGGAACTTCATAACTTCTACCTGTTACCGGATCACGCGCAACCCTTGTACCTACCTCAGCATCCTCATAATATGGCACTGTTGTGGTCCTACAAAATGGATGATATGGAGGATAATTTACTCCCACTGTCGCCTCATCCACATCATATATTTTCCCATCCTCACTTCTGCATATATCCGATGTCCTCATGTCCAGAGTAGCCAGAATCTGATACTTCTCCACCCCATCTTCTTTATATGCTGCTAAAGTTCCCTGTTCGATAATAAAACTGCTCTCTGTATGTAGCAGCCTATATGCTTCATATTCTTTTGTTTTAAACCTTCTTGCGAAATCTCTTGCTAATGTTTGAGGATTTTTCCCTTGTATTAACATAGTAGTAATGTCTTCTTTTAATACCTGCAGCATATGGTCTTTTTGCTTCCATATCCTATCAGAAAAACTTGCTCCATTCCAAGGATATTTTATCAACTCTTCTATAGTTCTAGGATTAATCTGTGCGAACTCCTGATGAAAGCCGTGGTACTGGTCTATGTTAAACCAGGTACGATAATAAGAATCCTCATATACTTCCTTCAGTAGCTCTTTACCTTTATACTCATACTCAATAGCATATAATTGCTGTAGTATAGCATCTATCTGCTTTTCTAGCGCTTGATAGCGGGTAATTCTGGCTTTTATAGACATATTGTTAAGCTTTCGATTATACTTGCCCATATTCTTATTAACAAGGTCTATAAAGTCCTGCAGCTCGCCTATTTCTGCCTTATCAAGTAGTTTTTGGGCTTCAGCATAGGATACTTTGTTTTCTTTTGCATATCGCATGTAGAAATCATTTATAACACTCTGGATTTCTCGTTTTGCTTGTCTAAACGCTTTCTGCAAACCTTTATAATATTCATCAAGCTTCTTCTCTCCGGCCAGATATTTCCGTTCCTGTCGTTTTTCCCAGTAGGTTATGTCCTTTTTATTCACTAACTACCACCTACTTTATGTTATAGTACTTAATTCCTTCATGTTCTGCTTCTTCAACTCCTTCAATCTTAAAATCCCCGAGAAATTCATATGAACTATACCTTATCTCTTGCTC